TTACTTGATGCCCTTATCGTTGTATACTTTCACTATGTCAGATATACCAGTAGTAAAGCATTATCGCCAAGGAAAGATTCAGGCAATAGACGTTATTGCTGACTGGGAGTTAAACTTTTCACTGGGTAACGTTTTGAAATACGTTGGCAGGGCTGGCAAAAAAGAAAGTGCCACTCGGCAAGAAGACTTGCAAAAGGCACTTTGGTATTTAGTATTTGAGGTTACTCAGTCAACAGGTGTTGCTGACAATATTGTTACAGCCGCCTCAAGCATCAGTGAAACAAATAATCCGGTTGATTGAATCTCCCTCAATTATCAAAAGATAGAAATCATTTCAGCAGCTTTCTTTGCTTCTGCAACCTCATCCATCTTTACTTTTGGCTCTTGATTACCTTGACGCTTTCTCATCTCAAGTGCTTTTACTGGATTAAACATAGACTGCGTTTGGAACCATTGTTGCATTCCAAGACGCGCCTTTTGTTGTGATTCCGGGTCAAGTTTACGGAACTGTTCCGAACCCGCTAAAAGCCTCATGTATTCAGAACGGTCTTTAGGTTGACCCTTTTTAACTGACTCTTGAACCAATGAAACACCATAGGCAACTGCTTTACCTAATGGTGTGTCTTGATTCTTGCGAATAAAGTCTAAAGTATCTCCACCAGATTCAGGTGCTTTAGGTGGTCCAAATACAGACTTATCTGTATTACCCATTCCAACAGTCATACCCTGCTTCATATTCCTAGTTCTGACTGGAGGTTGCGGGATAGGTCTACCTTCCTTCCTTGCCTTAGTTTGCTCTTGAGCAAGACGATATGCATCTTCCTCGCTCATAACATTTTTTCGTTGTGTAGGCAATCTTACTGGAACAGGTGGTATAGGTCTACCCTCTCTTCTAGCCTTTGATTGTTCCTGAGCAAGACGATAAGCTTGCTCTTCCGTTAATCCAGACTGCGGCATTATTTCTTCTTGCCCTTCATCATAAAGGCTGGCATCTTCTTACCATCCTTTTTCATGTCAGCCTTCTCGGCTTTCATAGGCATATTGTCTTTCTTAGACTCAACACCCATCATCTTTGACATCGACATTCCGCCCTTTGGATAAGGCATTCCCATTGGCATAATTACATTCCTTTTCTGTAAATAGCAGAGGCTTTCTTTTCCTGTGCTTTACTTGGTCTAATTACTACATCACCTGACTCTGAACTATGTTCAACAGCCTCAGCCTGTAGAACCCTACGAGCAGATGGAGTACCTTTTAGGTCATGCTCTCGCTTTTCCATCTGTAGATATTGAGACATAGTAGGCATACTTTTAAGGTTATGTTCTTTCATCTCAATGCCCATCAATTTATCCCAAGACAGATGATTGATATGCTTGTTCATCTGATTAAGCATTTACTTAGCCTTTCCCAATACTTTCTTAAGTCTAGGGTTTTTAGCCTTAGCAGCAGGACTTGCCTTACGAGCAGCTGATGCAAGAATAGCACCGGCACTATTCATAGAGATACCTTGCTTCTTGGCAATCTCAGCCTGGACTACTTTGAATCCACGATGCGGCTTAGTTTTCATTCTTACCTCACTAACAATTCCAGGCTCGTAGCGATTTATTGATACGGCTATTAGGGTCAGCAGCAGTTTTTGCAGACGTACGCTTTGCCTTCATCCCTTTCATAAAGCATTTTCTTTTACATATGACATATATTCAGATTGGCTATCTGGGTCCTCAGAATTTGCAAGAAGGTATATTCTTGCGAATTCAAGCAACATTGGGTCATCTTGCAGTAATCCAATTCCCATATTGCATTTATTACACAGTAATCCACGTATTTTGCCCGTAACGTGGTCGTGGTCAACTACAAGTGCTTCTTGCTTACCACATATAACACACTGATTTACAGACGCAAGTAAATCTTTTAAATCTTCATCACTAATTACATTTCTATAATTTCCACGTCTTATACCATTGCGATATGTTGACCTGCATTTCCTACACCACGAATCTAAGCCATTCTTCTTTTTGTTATGTAATGGGAAAAATTCAGATGTTTCTGGTTTTGCCTCTTTACATCTTGTACATATTAACAATCCCACGCTCTCCTAGCTTTGTTTAATCGTGACTCAGGATTTGCCGCCGCTTTTGGAAACATTTTTACTTGACCTGCACTTCTGCTACAAAATGACTTACGTCTTGCAGCATCTTTAGGAGTTTTCGGCTTAGGCGCAGGTGGCTTCAGGTTAGCACCAGTAGTCTTTTTGAAATGCGCTCGTCCAGCAGCATTCAACCCACCCTTAGGATTCTGGTATTTCTTCAGTACGCCCATAATCGGATTGTAACGTATGACGCTATTAATACATAACTGATAAACTTATCATATGGCACAAAAATTAATCACATCTACTGATGACCCTTTGTACATAAACGCAATTGTTCATCTTGCTAATCTTCTTGACGAACGCACATTCGGAACACCTATGGGCGTATCTCCAAAGTGGAAAGAGAAGTTTATTGGCAAGCAGTATTGCGAAGAGGGATGCGTCAATGGACGTTGTCTGGGTCACACACTCATCTGTAACTTAGGGACAATCACTAAGCATCCAAGTTACTCGTTCTTTGTATTCCACCGGGAAGACTACTCAAACGGTAAAACTCAAAGCGTGATTTACTTCTATGAAGATGAAGCAAAAGCTGAGACTCAGTTCAACACTTTGAAACGGAGAGCAAGAGATGTTTGACAACCTCACAACAAAAGAGAAGTACATCCTTCACCTTATGGCTGTAGATAAACTGACAGTTAAAGAGATTAGCGATAAAGTACTCATCTCTACCCGTACGGTACATTACCATCTGCAAAACATCTACAAGAAAAGAGGCTATCCAACATCGGCTAGGTCTCAGATGAAAGTTGCTTTGGAATACGTTGAATATATCAATTCAGGTATTGCGGAGAATTAGTAATCATGTATACTATTTTTGTCTGAGTTATACCTACCTACCTACCTCAATTCAGGCTACCTTTCATGATGAAGAGCCAGCTTACTCCCAGAGCTGGCTCTTTTAATTTGTCTACTAGATACCTGTGCTACCTAGTCCACCAGTACGAATAGCGTCACTTGTCACTGGGGTGAAGATATCTACATCGCACTTAGCAAATACTAACTGAGCAATGCGGTCACCTTTGTTGATTACAAACTCACGCTCTTCAATGTTGTTACCCGGAACCTTTGAAAGGATTACCTTTACTTCCTGCTTGTAATCCGAGTCAATGATTCCTGGTGCATTCAATACAAAGACACCATACTTAGCAGCTAGACCTGAACGGGAACAGACCATAGCGTAATGTCCTTCAGGGATATCTACAGACACACCAGTAGACACAATAGCTATACCACCGTTATAGACAATATGCTCTGTAGTGGCGTACAGGTCAAATCCTGCTGACCCTGACGTAGCCCTAGTAGGAATGACCGCATCCTTATCTAGTAGGTTAAACATTTTTACTCTCCTTCGATTCTTCATTCATCTCTTCCATCACACTTGCAATAAACGGAAACTGTATTTTGAACTCGTCAAATATCTTGTTAGCCAAGTCTTCATGCTCGCTTTGCGTACCGTTGCCACGCCGTACGTTCATATAGTGAATCCAATTACGGATGTATGAGTTGGCATACAACTTAGTAGGCGCACACTCCGGCAGGATAGCCCTTGCCGTTTCAAAGGCTACGCCACATTCAATCAACTGGTCATATGACTCTTGAATCTTGCGAACTGCATCAGAAACAATGCTGTCAGCATAAACTTGCATATCAGTTGGCAACTCAATGGATGACTGACGATTGTATGGATGCTTACCACGCATAGTTGGCGCAATAATGGGTTTATCAACCTCTGCATACCTTTGACTGAACTCCTGGACACGAATACTTGAATGCCGTATGAACTGACGGCTAACCATTCTAGTTGTCTCTATCTCGATTGTCCAGTTAGCCATTTCAAAGATTGACCAATGGTTATTACGCATACAGTATTTCAGTAGGCGTTTGTTTTCTTTTTCAGTCCTATCAAATTGCTTACTTGATGAGACTCTTGCACAGAAACAAATATGTTCCTCAGCATCTGGAGTTTTCCATATAGTCTTAACTTCGTTCATTGATTACCTATAGAATCCTTTATGTACAAGTCTTTTGAAACCTCTGCCAATCGACAGGCTGAAGCATATGCAGCACTCAAACTGCAAAGCCGTCTATTCTGCATATTTGGTGAGTGTGATATATCAACCACCAGCAAGCAGTGTAGGCACGATATTGAGTGGGTAGCTGGGGAATCAAAAGGCATATGTGAGTTCAAGCAACGTACTCATAAGTTTGGAACATACCCAGATGCAATGATTACTAAATCAAAGTGGGACTACCTAAGAAGTTACGATGGATACGCTATCCTGCTCACTGAGTTCATCGATGGTGATTACGTAACTGAGGTGCAAAGTATGCCCAACCTTGAACCGAGGCTCGCTGGTCCACGATTAAAGAGGAATGAGTATGACGAAGCATTGTCCGTCTTCATTCCTCTTATGTACTTTACGCCACTAGGATTGTGGGTTCCTAAGCAAACGGGTCTTCAATCTCGTTCAGGTCAGATTGACCAGCAGCTGACTTAGGCGATTCACTTCCGCCTCCAGTCTTTCCACTGTCCAGAGGCTGAATCGTATCAGCAACAATTTCCCAAGCCTTGCGTTGCTGGTTCTCTTTATCAGTGTATGAGCGAACTTGGATACGACCATCAATAGCCACAAGGCGACCCTTAGATAAGTAAGTGCAAGCAAAGTCCGCAGACTGACCCCAAGCCGTAACATCAAAGAAGTCCGTTTCCTTCTCTCGACCCTTGCGGTCAACTGCAATACGCAAGTTAGCAACTGACTTTCCACTACCAGTCTGGCGATGTTCTGGGTCGGCAACCAAACGACCAATAAGAATAGCCTTATTCAGCATCAGTAACCTCAGGATTCAAAAGCAGCTTGTACGAAGGCGTTGCAACTTGCATTGAGCGAATAGCCAACTCAGCAAAGTCTAACATAATCTTCATAGGAACTTTTGCTTCGTAGTTACGAATGTACATCCACGCTTCACCAGCAGATACCGCTGACACCATTTCAGTGCTGTCTTCGGTTTTGATTGCTACATCGTAGGTTCCGGCAACTTTAGGGTTGATTACAACCTCTGCATCAGAATCCCTTGAAAAGGAAATAATCTTCATCACTGTACTCCTCTGACAGTAACCTGTCATCAATGACAGTGTATCACATCACTTACTTGACACTACCATCTGAGTTTCTTTTGAAACTGCGATTAGTCGCAGGTTTCACCAACCGTAGGTTGGACGGAGCATTAGTACCACCCTTTGAAAGAGGTTTTTTGTGGTCGATGTCTTTACCCTTACGGGCTACACCATTAGCATCCATAGCCCTACGAGCCTTCTGTCTTTCCATACGAGTTGGGTGTTCACCTCTAGCAACCTGTTGCTTATATTCCTTGTCGTAAGGTCTGGCTTTGTTTACGTATGGCATAGTCGTTTCCTTGGGTAATCATAACACAATCACTACGTGCGTCATATATATGTACATACGTAGTATGTATATATATCTTCTTGTTAATAGGGGTATAAAAAACTTGACCCTCCCCCCTCAAAAAACTTACCCCCCAATAATCGGGATGCCTAGTAAATATTCATTCATCAAGTGGATAAATCTATCTTCTCCAACAGGATAGAATCAGTCTATAGAACCCATTAAGCCTCTGAATATGCTCAAACAAATGGGTCACTTTTACTGGGAATAATGACGTATGAGTACTGCAAAAAAGACCAATCCAAGCCTCTGGAATAAGATAGTTAGTGACGTAAAGTCATCATCAAAAGGTGGTGATTCTGGCGAATGGTCAGCTCGCAAAGCTCAGTTAGCAGTACAAAAATACAAGGATTCAGGTGGTGGATACGAAGGTCCAAAGAAGGCTGATAATAGCCTTGCAAAGTGGACTGACCAGAAGTGGCGTACTAGTGACAACACACCTTCAGAGGGTAAAAAGCGGTATCTTCCGGATAAGGCTTGGTCAGCACTTAGCCCTGGTGAAAAGGTAGCTACCAATCGAGCAAAAGCAGAGGGCAACAAAACTGGCAAGCAGTTTGTTGCACAACCTAAGACGATTGCAAAGAAGGTATCTAAGTTCCGTTGACATGACACTTTTACTAGGTTAGAATTACCTAGAGGTAGTGTTATGACATTTGGTGAGATACACAAAGATATTGCATACGGCAAACTTGTAAGTCGTGTTCACTGGGGTAGTGACCAGCTAACATTACGTTGGTCAGAAGTATTCAACTGCTTTGTTATCAAAACCCCTGAAACAGAGACTCAAATGGAATCACTCACCTTGCCATCTGACTGTTTCTTCGCTGATGACTGGATTGTAGTAGAGGAACCAGTATGGTAAAGCCGTACACATTACATCTGGGCAACTGTTTAGATACCCTCAAAACCTATCCAGATAACAGCATAGACTCTATCGTTACTGACCCACCGTACGGTATCTCATTTATGTCCAAGAAGTGGGATTATGACGTACCTTCCGTTGAAATATGGCAAGAATGCCTACGTGTACTCAAGCCTGGTGGCTATCTTTTGTGCTTTGCTAGTACCCGTACGCAACATCGTATGGCAGTCAATATTGAAGATGCTGGGTTCACCATCAAAGATTGTATTGCGTGGGTGTACGGTAGTGGATTCCCAAAATCACACAACGTAAGTTGTGCTGTTGACAAGTCATTTGGGCATCCCAATAGGGGTAGAGCAATCCCTACAGCGTCCATATATCAAGCCTCTGACGTTGATAAAGAGAACAAATTGACCAGTAATGCGGTTGCGCCATATGAGCCTATTACTGATGAAGCCAAGGCTTGGCAAGGCTGGGGGACAGCCTTAAAACCAGCTATGGAAATGATTACTATGGCTCAAAAACCTATCAAAGGTACGATTGCAAGTAACGTACTAGAGTGGGGTACAGGAGCCATTAACGTAGATGCTACACGTGTTCCTATGGATGAAGATGACTTTACTAAGTTATCTACTGGCGTAGATAAGATACGTGAAAGAGGTGGCGTAATGGATAACTCCTGGAAGAATAGTAGTGACCTTTCAGGTGCAAATCCAGCTAATCCACTAGGTAGATGGGGGGCTAATTTCATACATGATGGCTCACAAGAGGTACTAGAGTTATTCCCACAAAACCCATCAGCAGCTAGGTTTTTTTACTGTTCTAAGGCTAACAAGAAAGACCGTAACGAAGGGCTAGATGACTTAGAACCTAAGCAATACTCGCATGATGGAAGAGAAGTACGCAACGAAACAGCCTATCAACGTAACGATAGCGTAGCTGCTAACCATCATCCAACGGTAAAACCTACCGACCTTATGTGCTACCTAGTACGAATGGTCACCAGAAAAGGGTGTACGGTATTAGACCCATTTATGGGTAGTGGCACTACAGGCAAGGCAGCAATGCGTGAAGGCATGAACTTTATTGGTTGCGAGCTTGACGCAGAATACTTAGCAATAGCTGAGAAGCGTATTCAATACGAACTCGATAAACGAGTCTAACAATATTGGAGATACTCTAATCTGTATCCTCGGAATTGAAGCCCTCGATAGGTGAAAGAGTAAGCCCTATCTACAATGCCACCTTGACCAATATTGTATGTGCTGGCATCAATTACCAATCCAAAGTTATTTACACCAGCACACTTGTGAACTACTGACGGATTCCAACCGTCTTAGAGCGAAACTAGACCTGAATAACAGCGTACGGACTCTAAACTGCCGCCGGGATGACTCATCCTTTGCAGGGGTAGCGAGTAGTTCTTACTGCTAATTGTACCATATAGTGGTACATCTACTAGTCTAGATGTATACTGTAATCACCACCGAGAGGTGGCATTCTGAATGAAAGTCTCCAGAAAACCCACGTCAGAATATTCCATTGGCTTATAACCTCTGTTAACAAAGAAAAACCCCGGCTTGTCACCGGGGTTCTTCCTTTGGTAGGTTGTTGTTCTTGTTGATGCTCACTTCTCAGTGGCAAGAACATAATACCCTATATCTACATATAACCCATAGCGTGACCAGCATTCATAAGCATCTCAGCCAGGTCTTCTCCATCAGCTGATACAGAACCTAGTATCCTGCCGTACTTGTCCTTCTTGTGGTTCTTCACACTAACAACTACCTGTACGGTATCTACCTTACTGTCAACCCAGTTTTTAGTAAAGCCTTTAGCGGTTACTCCAGCCTCTGTACTCATCTCAGGGCAGTCAATCTTTGCTACCCGTATCTTAATTGCTGTAAGGGCTACACCGAAGCCTAGGTCAATATCAGCCTCCAACGTATCACCGTCAACCACACGTATATTTCTAAGGGCATAGTGGTACAGCGTTTTAGTCTTATTCATACTCATCATAATACTGCTAATAAATGTACGTAGAACGTACGTGTGCATACGGAATATCTATCTGACTTGCACCACCTTGATATGCACACCATACGCCAGCTATACGGAACACACTTACTTCAGCACCATCTACCAATCTTCTACCTGAGTATAAATTGTATGTAACAGTAGTTGACCACCTTACAATTGGAGTAGGTGAGATAGGAAAGAAATTTACTATTGTTACACTTTGCAACTACGTAGTATAGGAGTGTATATCTACGATGGGAGAAATAAGTGAGTAGAAGAGAGTGAGATTTATCTGTAGGAGTCCCCCCATCCAATACACGCACTGGGGACGGGAGGTTGCCTTACCCGGTACCCCACATCGTGTATTCCAGCATTTCGGAGTCCTCATTTTACATCGTACAAATATCACCATACCAGACAGGCAAATCTGTATAGAATGGAACGCGCGTGCGCGAATATCACAAGTACGGGTACATTGTCAAGTAATTGGTGGTGTATGGCAGTGTGCAATTGTTCACACTCACAACCCTTGCATATACCGTACGTGTATGCAATAATATTGATGTCGGTAGGGAATACGAGAGGTAAACAAAGAAATGGTACTAAACCCATCATTACATAGTGTGCGTGA